TGCTACCGAAGTATCAGAACGTCTTGCAGATGTAGCAAGAGATATGGGTGCAGTAGCAGGACGTATGCAAAAAGAGTTTCTTCAGCCTCTCGTTGAAAGAATTATTTATATCTACACAAAGCAAGGCATACTCGATATGCCAAAGGTAGATGGCAAAGAATTAAAAGTTGTTCCAGTTTCTCCCCTTCTCAGGGCGCAAGACCAACAAGATGTAGCTGACTTTGTACGATTTCAACAAACAGTTGCAGGTACTTTCGGCCCTGAGATAACTCCTGCTTTATATAATCAAGAAAAGGTTATTAAATATCTTGCTTCAAAGTTTGGCATCATGGAAGAACTGCTTGCAGATGAAAGCCAAGTAAGAGGAAATGTTGAACTAATTCAACAGATACTTGCAGCACAGCAAGGACAGACTCAATGAAGGAGAGAATAAATGTATCAGTCGATGGAAGAGGATATACTAAAAAAATTGAAGAAGACCTTAATAGTAAAGCCTATGGTTTATTCGGCCAAGGTATCGGAAAGGATTTTTTATCGTACTTGGAATCTATCACGACAAATAACATCTACCCTGCAGGAGTGGGAATCGAAACATTAGCTCATGCAGAAGGAGCAAGATGGTTGGTAGCAGTAATTAAACAAAGAACAGAGTTAGGACGCAAAAATGGCTAAAGAACTTACTAAACGTCAAAAAGAAACAATGAAAAAACATTCAGTACATCATACAAAAAAACACATGGATTTTATGACTAAAAAAATGATGGATGGCAGTACATTTACACAAGCTCATAAATTGGCAATGAAAAAAATAGGCAAATAAATGGCTAAACCAAATAATCCAAAACTGTATGCAAAAGCAAAAGCTATGGTTAAAGCAAGAGTAAAAAAATGGCCTAGTGCATATGCATCTGGTCAGCTTGTTCAGCAATATAAAAAGATGGGCGGTACGTATTCGTGAGTCTCACTAAATGGTTTAATGAAGACTGGAGAGACATATCTACGAAAGTAGATGGTAAGCATCCTAAATGTGGTCGTAAAATGGGAGATGGCAGAAAGTATCCTAAATGTGTTCCTGCATCAAAAGCCGCATCCATGACTAAAGCACAAAAGATAAAAGCAGTTCAAAGAAAACGTGCTACCAATCCTAGTGGTGGTGGTAAGAAACCAACTTATGCGAGAACATCATAATGGCTAAAACTCCTGCATGGCAACGCAAAGAAGGTAAGAATCCTAAAGGCGGTCTTAATCGAAAAGGTAGAGCAAGTCTTAGAAGACAGGGAAAGAACATCAAACGTCCCGTGTCTGCAAAAGAAGCAAAGCGTTCACCAAAAGCGGCCGCAAGGAGAAGAAGTTTTTGTAAGCGGATGATGGGTATGAAAAAGAAACTTACAAGTAAAAAGGTGGCTAATGACCCTAATAGTCGCATCAATAAAGCACTAAGGAAGTGGGATTGTTAATGAACGAAGAAGTAGAAACTCAAGAAGCAGAAACCCAAGAGGTTCAGGCTCAGGAAACAACGGAGCAGGAGCAACCTCAAGAGCAAGTAGCAGAAAGACCTGATTGGCTTCCAGAGAAATTTGAAAGACCAGAGGAACTTGCAAATAGCTACAAAGAACTTGAGAGGTCGTTCTACAAACGTAAAGATGAATTTAGAGAGCAGATTATCAATGAACTGAATGATGAAGTAGTAGAAGGTGTTCCAACTAGTCCTGCTGATTATGAAGTCAATATAAAAGCACCAGAAGGAATGGAGTTTACTGTCAATGAAGATGACCCATTGTTAAACTGGTTTAGAGATAAAGCGCATGATTATGGTTTAAATCAGGAAGACTTTGATGGGCTTGTAAATGAATGGGCAACGATGGATGCAATGCGTGGGCCAGACTGGAATGTAGAATCAGAAACATTAGGTGAGCATGCTGAAAAAAGACTGGAACGTGTTGATTCATGGGCTAGTAAAAATCTATCAGAAGATGCGTATCAAGTATTTGCTAATCTCCCTGCCTCTGCAGGAATGGTTCAGTTATATGAAGAACTTATGGAACTTAATGGACAGCCACAGTTTAACATGGTTTCGAATACCGAGTTTCAAGAAAGAATTTCTCTTGACGAGTTAAGGTCAATGCAAAATGACCCAAAATATTGGAAAGAGAAAGACCCAGCATTTATCTCTAAAGTGAGAGCAGGATTTGCATCTCTCGATAGAGATAGATAATGTGAATTAAACAAAGGTGATTTTTATGTCACTTTAACCATGCAGGAGTCCCTGATGCAAAGGATAACCACTAGGCCCAAAGCAGATGGATAAACAGATTGCATATATTAACTCAAACAGAAGGAGGTCGTAGTTATGGCTACACCAACAATTAGTACTTCCTTTGTCGAGGAATTTGAATCTGGCGTTCATATGGCGTATCAGCGTCAGGGTTCAAAATTGCGTAATACTGTTCGTACTGCCAATGGCATAAAGAACAAGACTACGTTTCAGGTTCTCGGTAAAGGCTTTGCCACAACAAAAGCAAGGCATGGAAATATTGCCCCAATGAATCTCAACCATACAAATGTGTCTGTTACATTAGAAGACTATTTTGCAGGTGAGTGGATTGATGATTTAGATCAGTTACGTGTAAACCATGATGAAATGATGGTAGCGCAACAATCTGGTGCATATGCATTAGGTCGTAAAACAGATGATTTAATTCTTGCCGCTATGGATTCAACATCGAATACACATAATGAAACATCAAATGGAATTACATTGACATGGGCCTTGCAGCTTATGGAGTTGTTTGGAAACAACGATGTTCCTGATGATGGTAGACGTTATGTTGTCGTTGGATGGGAGCAATGGTCACAGTTATTAGATTTAGATGAGTTTTCTAGAAACCAATTCGTTGGTGATGCAGAGCTTCCATTTAAAAATGCTATGACTGCAAAAATGTGGTTAGGATTTATGTGGTTTCCATTCTCAGGTCTTACAGACACAGGTGCAAACAGAAAATGTTTTGCATGGCACTCTGATTCAATAGGACATGCGATTGGTGCTGACGTTTCTTCTAATATGCAGTATCATAACGATAAAGATAGCTACTTTGTTATGAATAAGATGCAGATGAACTCTGTTCTTATTGATGCAAATGGTTGCTTTGAATTAGAACTCAAGAAATAAGGAGAAGTTAGAATGGCTTATACAGACTCAACCTTCACCTTAGTTAATTACTCAGGTAATGGCTTTCATATCTGGCATTACAAATCAACAGGAGACAATCTTAATACGATTGATACAGCTGGTTATTTTAATAATAAAGCAAGCGAAATCAACGTAGGTGATGTTATTTTTGTAAATGCATCAAATGGCTTTGGTATTGCCACTGTTGTTTCTAATGATGGAAGCACAGTAGATACTGGTGATATTGTCAGTATGACAACAGATAGCAGATAATGGCTAAGCAAGAAGCAAAAAAGAAAGGAGCGGCTAAGAAGAAGGCCGCTTCTTCCTCAAATACGAATATTCGTAAGAAAAGAAATATTACAGTTACCTTTGGTAAGAATGTAAAAATTGGTAAAGGAGTAAAATGATGCCAATTCATTATGGCGATAAAATGAACGGTAATGGCTTGACAAAAAAACAAAAGACCCTCCCAAAAGCACTACAAAGACAAATTATGCAGAGTAAAAAGAAAAAAATGGGGAAGACAAAATGATGAAAAAGAAACAGAATAAAAGGCCAAAACCCGGAAGAGGAGGGGGCTACTAATCAATGCCAACAACTCCAGCAACAGATATCGAGGTTGCTCAAAAAGCAATGGTTCTTATTGGGCTACAACCTCTAACATCTTTTTCGGATAATACAGATGAAGCTCTTGTAGCAAATACAATTTATGAAGATATGGTTGAAGATTGCCTAGCTCAACATAATTGGAACTTTGCAACTGGACAAAAGCTATTATCAAGATTAACAGATGTTCCTGTTGATAGATTTGAAGCGGCATATGCTTTGCCTACAAATCCTGCTGTTATACAAGTTCTTACTGTAACAATAGATAGCACTCCCCAAATATATGATATATATGAGCGTTCTGTTTTTATAAATGCATCTGAAACAGATGAAGTTGTTTTAAACTATGTATTTAGGGTTGAAACTCAATATTGGCCTCCTGCATTTACTATGTGGGTAATTTTCAGACTTGCGTCTATATTGGCTTTATCAGTTACCAGAAAAGGAGATATTGCAAGTTCTTACACACAACTAGCTGAAGGACAGTTTAGAAAAGCTAAATCCAGAGACAGTCAGCAAGTTACCACTCAAGGTCTACGCCTAAGTAGATTTCATAGAGCAAGAGCTGGTAATGGTATATTCCAAGAAGTAGAGGGAACAACATCGTGAGCGATTATAATAAAAAGTTAAAACAAATGGGTAATGTGTATGGAGCAGGACTAGCTGCAATGCTTGGTGTTGGTGGTTTTGGTTTATATGATTCTTTTAAAAAACCTAAAAAAGGCTTAAAACCTCCTACAAAAAAATCAGCATCTAAAGTTGTAAAAAGGTCATTAGATAGAATGGATTCCAGCACTTTAAGAAATATTAGAGCTGAGGAAAGAAGATTCCCAGGTGCTGCTCAAGAAAAGTTTGATAAACATCAAAAAAATTTAGATAGACTCGACAAATTGTTTACTAAAACCCTTCCAAAAGTTGTAAAAACAATGGGAGCTGCTGGAACAATAGCGAGTATTATGAAACCAAAACCTGCTGGAGCTGGCTCTGATTTTACTCCAAAAGAAATTAAAGCGATGTTAGATAAAAAGAAATAATGAATGGCCTTACTCAGACAATTCTATACCAATTTTACGGCAGGGGAGATAAGTCCTCTGCTTTCTTCTAGAGTTAATACGGATGCATATAAAAATGGTGCAAAGGTATTAAGAAACTTTAGAATATTATCTCAAGGTGGTATTAGAAGAAGGCCAGGACTTCAATATTTTAAAACACTTACCAATACAACGTATCAGGTAGAGCCTTACATATATGATGAAGATGAAGCATATATTGTTTTATTTTCAAACGCCAAAGCAGAAATTATTGATGTAACAGACCCATCGACTATTGTTAGTACTATTACAGGATGTCCTTGGACAACAGCAATGATAAGCGAGTTGAAGGTTGCTCAATCTGGCGATACCATGATTATTGTTCATCCAGATATGGCAATGCAAAAACTTACAAGAACGGCTGCAGATACATTCTCAAGAAGTGCTTATGAGTTTAGTTCAGATAATGGATTTAAGCGTCAGCCTTACTTTAGGTTTTCTGACCCTTCTGTTACATTAGACCCTGCAAATACAAGCACTAGCAATCAAACTATCACAGCAAGCGCATCCATATTCTCATCTGACTGGGTAGGAGAGTTTATAGAGTTTACAGATACTAATAATGATAAACATCATATAGAAGTCATCGCTCATTTATCTGGAACTCAAATTACTGGCAAGTTTAGTTCTGCTCCTCATAATCATAATGCTGTTACTACTTGGAGTGAGCAAGTATTCTCGACACGTAATGGATTTGCTCGAAGTGTTATATTCCACGACCAGAGACTAATTTTTGGTGGTTCTAAAAATCTACCTAATCATATTTTCTTTTCTAAAGTAGGCAACTTCTTTAATTTTGATGTGGGAACTGGTCTTGATAATGAATCGATACAAGTTCAGATAGCAGAAAATCAAGTATCTGAAATAAAGTCTCTTTCATCACTTAGACATCTTTCGATATTTACTTCCGAAAAAGAATTATTTGTTCCTACTGTCGATGATAAGCCACTTACTCCCTCTACTATTGCTATAAAGACACAAACATCTTTTGGTAGCAGTGAAGTATCTCCAGTTGAGTTTGATGGAGCAACTATCTTTCTTACAAAATCAAAAGGTGCAATAAGAGAATTTATATATTCTGATTTGAATCAGGCATACAATTCAGATGCTCTTACAATATTATCTCAGCATTTGATAGGAACACCAACAGATATTGAATCTCAAAGAGAAGCATCAGACCAAGTAGAGTCCTATCTTTATCTTGTTAATGCACAAGGCAAGATGCCAGTGTTTATGAGTATTAGAAAAGAAAGATTACAAGGATGGGGTGAATACTCTACTGTTGGTAGTTTTAAAAATGTAGTTAATGTAAACAGACGTATTTATGTTGTATGCGAAAGAACAATCAATTCATCTACTCTTACAACACTCGAAAGACTAGACAATGACTATCATAGTGACTCTGCTATAAAAGCAACAAATGGAAGTCCTACAAAAAACTGGACAATATCTCACTTACCAAATACATCTGTTGTTGTAAAATCTGGCAATTATTCTATGGGTACATTCACAACAAATGGAAGTGGACAACTTACTCTGACGGAAGCTGTAAGTGAAGTAGAGATTGGTTTGAACTATACACCAACATTAACAACACTAGCTCCAGAGTTTCAGTTAGCAGATGGTATATCTGTTGGTCAAAAAAGAAGAGTAGTAAGAGCTGTTCTAGATTTGAATGAAACATTGAATGTAAAAACAAAAGGGACAACAATGCTTATAAGGAGAGTAACAGATGATTTTTCATTACAACCAGATTCTGTTACTGAAAGAAAAGAAATATATATGTTAGGATGGGGTAAAGAAGGAACGGTATCGATTACTCAAGATGAACCGCTTCCGTTAACCTTGAATGGTGTGATGTTAGAGGTAGAAGTATAATGGGTGTAGAAACACAAATTGCATCATTGGCTTTTAATTTTATGGCGGCACAACAACAACGCTCTGCTTATGAAATGGAAGCTCAACTTTATGAAGAACAAAAAGATATGGAAGCAATTAAGACTTCTCAACAAATATCACAGGTCAATAGAAAGTTAAGAATGCAATTAGCATCTCTAGATTCTTCTATGTCAGCTCAAGGTATTGCTCTGGGAACAAGCGCATCCACTACAGCTTTAGAAAACGATGAAATAAAATTGGCTTCTAACGATATATCTTCCATTAAATTAATGGGATTATCTAATAGAAGAAAATATGGTTTAAGTGCAGCTTCATCTAGAGCAAAAGCACAATCAGTCACATTAGGGAGTTTTGCTAAAGCGGCTGCTCAAGGATATGAAATTAGTCAAGGCTAAGGGGTTAAGTTATGGCATTTAGAAAAACACAAGGGAGGAGCGTTTTTGTTCAACCCACTGGTATGCCAGATTTAAGTGGTTTTCAAAGTTTAGCTAGTTCTTTCGAGAATATAGCAGATATAGTTTTTGATATTGGTACTGATATAAGAAGTGAAAAACTTAATGATTTGATTATTGAAGCAGAAAAAGAAGGAGTTACAGCAGGCTCTACTTATGATAAAGAAGATAATCTCGTTCCACTTACAAATTTAAGTGTTTCTGATAGTATTGATTCTAAAGTTATTGGTGCAAGAGAAAAAAAGGCTTTGAAAAAAGCTTACACAGATTCAGCTATAAAAACCTATACGGCAAATATATCTAATGAAGCTTATTTATCTGCATCAGATATATTAGCTAAAAATCCTAATAACCCAGAAGCCATAAGAGGTGGTCTTGATGGTTTTATAAAAGCATTAGATGATGCCAATCTTCCTCTCAATGTTAAACAAGCTGTATTGCCTTCTATTACACAACATTTTGTTTCTGCTGAATCTCAAGCCAATGCAGGAATGATTTCATTAAGTAGGAAAAACACAGAACAAACTCTTTTAGAAAATATAAGAATAGTATCTGAGCAACTCAGTGCCATATCTGCAAAAGGTGAAACTACAAATCCTGCTGAAATGGCTGGTACGAGAAAAATGGTTCAAGAACTAACAGAAGATTTAGAAGGCTCTTTTGATGCTTTAAAATCTATAGATTATACAGATGCTGAAATAGAAAAACTTAAATCAGGTATTGTTATGGATCAAATTACTGCTTCATCTCAAGCTCATGTTGCAAGGTCTTATGAAATAAATGGATTAAGTCAAACATTAGAAATGATAAGGGAGACAAGAAAAAAATTTGTTGATAATCCAAAGATAGATGGAAATGTTGTCGCTGATACAATGATTCAGGAATTAAACAGATTAAAAAATACTAGAGCGGCTTTTAAACAAGAAACATCAGAAAGGCAATCTACAAATTATGGTCAAGCACTATTTGATATAGAAATGGGAAACCTTAATGATATAAACCAAATATTAAAATTAGATATAAATGTTCCCCAAAGAACTGTCGCTATTCAAATGTTAAAGAATAAACAGCAAGCAATAAAAAATGGTGAGGCGGCAATCGCAAAAGCAACACAAGATGCTCGTAATGAAGAATTTAATATGCTTATGATTCCATTCAAAAATGAATTTTCTAATCCAGATGAAAGAGAGGAAAATGCTGAAGCAATAAAAATAATGTTTCAGAAGGGATATATAAATGCAAATAAATTTGCTGAGTTTCAATCAAAGTCAAATGAATTTTTTATAAGAGAAATTAAAGAAAATGCTGATGTTGAAATTGCTAAATTAGAAAATGCAATGCGTACTTTTTCTGTTACATTAGAATCATTACAATTTGTTACTCCAGATTTAGAGAAAATCGGTTTTATTGGTACAGGCCCAACAGCTTCTTACACACGAAAATCATGGGCTAAAAGATTAGATAAATATTCAAATGATTTAGCAACTGAAAGGGCTAAATTATCAGAAATAATTCAAGCAAGAAACGATTTGATTGCAGGAAATGCTAATGCTAGACAAAGAGATTTAGTTGCTAGTCAAGATGCATATAAACTTCAAGAAGATAGCCAAGGTCTAACATTATTTAGTTTAGATGAAGAAATACAAGAAGCAAACTTTAATTTAGTTACAGCCTTTACTGCTCAATATGCAGTGTTACATCCAGAAGTGAAAAAATCATTGCAAGGTTTAGATAATCCTTCAATAGAAGAAGACGTTTTTCAATCTAAAATACAGCTTTATTATAAAATTAGAAACACATTAAGTAATGCAATAACGTTAAGTGGTGTAACGGATTTAGGAATGGGCGCACTTCATGCAGAGTCTATTTTAAATAGAGATGGCGTAACTCCACTTGATTTTGAGATGGCTGCAGTGCTTGGAATGTCAAAATTTCAAGATATAAAACAATCAGATACCACTAATCCGCAAAGAAGACTTGCTGGTATAGATGTCCCATCTTTATTAGAAGAAAATTTTGGCAGTGCCGTTTCTAAAGAACAATTATTGCCATTTATTACAAGAATGTTCACAGGTGGTAAAAAGGAAGTAACTGAAAGAGAAAACAGAATACTTAAAAACTTTTTTGAACAAGCACCAGATTTCAAAGGCGATTATAGTGATGTTTTTATTGGCGATGAAAGAATGTTAAAAGCTATGGAATTATCTCTTGCAAATAAAATATCACTTGGTGTTGTTGATCCTAAAACACCTGCTTCTGTTCGTTCAGGTATCAGGCAGTCTATAATAGAAATATCAGAAGATGTTGGTTTAAATGTAGACTCAGAAGGTAATGGATATTTTTCATTTAGTCCTTGGCACGCTCAAGCTTCTGTTGAAATAGGAGATGTTCCTTTAGGTATGTCAACTGGAGATGCTGTATTTGAAGATATTAAGTTTAGATTGTTAAAGCCAGAATCAGCTTTACCTACAGAGCTTAAAGAGCTTATAGAAAGCGGAGATGCAATCATATCATTAGAAGCAAATAGTGGTTATGGTATTAATCAAACATATACAGTACAAGTTGAAAATCCTGATACTTTTCGAGTGTATAACGTAATTGCAGATTATAAATTTGATTTTAGTACAAGTCATTTGAATGAAGTATATAAGCTTGCTTTAGAAAGAGTAAAAAATAAAACTATAAAAACATTTATGGATAATTATGCTTTTGTTAAAAAAGGACAAATAAAAAGCAGAATACAAGCTATTATTGGTGATTTGAATAATGACGCAACTTGGAGTTCCTTTGATCAAAAAGAAAATAAATATGTTGCTTTGATGGAACTTTTGCAATCTATTAATAGTTCTATTAATCCATTCGCTGATAT